AAGACCAGGCGGCCCGGCATGTCGTTGGCGCCTGGGGTGCCGTCTACTTGGGCATAAATTTCAGCGGCCTTGGTTCTTATGTCTGTACCATCAGCGCCTGCAAAAGCAATGGTTCCTAAATTGTCACCAGATGCAACAATAGTGCTACTACCTACAAGAGTTCCTCTAGTTCTTGCAAAATAAAAATAAGGGCCATCATTTGCTGCAGATGCGCTATTTTGAATAGCAGATACACTTCCGGGAACAGTAGAAGTCCCCTCAAAGGTACTGGACAATGTATAGCCAACAGCAGAGTCCCCCTGAGGCACACCTACGCGAGCAGTAGAATTCCCCACCAACAGCCTGCCGGAGCTGTCGATGCGGGCGCGTTCGGCTGAGCCTTGGAGGAAACCAATTGGCGCCGTGTTGCCTTCCGATTGCAGGGCAAAGCCACTTCCGGTCCAGTTACCAGATACACCCGCGGGCAGCACGGTAAAGGTGCCGGTACTTGTGGCACGCATGGATCCAGTGAAAGATCCGTTGCCGTTTACATCTAGGGCGTAGCTAGGGCTTGTGGTGCCGATACCTACGCGGTTATTCGTCGCATCGACGTGCAGCGTGTTGGTATCAACGGTTAAGTTGCTGTCAAATACTGCAGCACCAGTGACATCCAGTGTGCCTGGGATGTCTACGTTACTAGTCCATTCGACACCCGTGCCTGCCGCGTCGGTTTGTAGCAGTTGTCTGGCAGCACCATCGGCGAGCTTGCTGACGGCAATCTCGGCTGTGGCACTGATGTCACCGTCAACGATGGTGGCATCGACGATATTGCTACTGGTGACCGTGCCGCTGGCAATCATCGTGCCAGTTACCGTGCCGGTGTCGCCGGTTGTTACCACCGTGCCAGTGGTGTCGGGCAGGGTGATGGTGCGGTCGGCGGTGGGATCCACCACGGCAATGGTGGTCTCGAAGCCGTTGGCGGTCGCACCCTCAAAACTCAGGCTACCGGCGGTGCCGATCTCGAGGTTGCCGGTGACAACGCCGCCAGTCAGGGGTACTGCAGCAGCGGCCAAGTCGTAGGCAGCTTTGACTGCCGTGCTCGAAGCAATCGTGGTAGCGCTGGTGGTGCTGGTGCTATCCGAGAGCTTGGATTGCAGGCCGGCGGGTGTTACGGCGCGGGCGGTGTCACTGCCGGTTTGGGTTTCGGCGTTGGTGGCCAGTTCCAGCAGACCTTGGACGGTGGTGCTGCCGGAAGGAGTGGTGTTCTGCCAAGCTGAGCCATCCCAGATCTTGACGCCCACGGGAGTAAGGCTCGTGTCCAGCCACACTTCGCCGGTGCTGTTGCCGGTGCTGCCGCCGCTGCCGGGGGTGGCATTTGGGGCGGTCGTGCCAACGTGAACTGGGCCGATTTTGATAATCGTGGCGCCAGTGGAGTCCTTGAAGAACAGCCCCGGAGAGGTTGCGTTCGTGTTGAGCGCGATTTGACCGTCGGCAATGGCGGTTGTGGGGCGCTTGTTCGCGGTGCTCGAACGCAGACTCTTATGGGTAGATGCCATTCCCTTAACTCCGGCCGGACGGGATTACACCAGTAGTTTAATACTCGCCGTCATCGAGGACGACATCGTAGGTCTCGAAGACGTAGGTGAAGTCGCGCCAGGCCGTGTAGTAGTTGGGTGCCTGCACTTTCAGCAGTACGTCCCCAGGCTGGCCGCCGATGGGGACGTTTTCGGCGCTGTAAACAAAGGACTCTGTGCGGTGTGACATTTAGTAAGTCCCATCGTCCACGACTCCAATGGACATGGCGCCGGTGCTGTTATCAACAAGGACTTCGGTGGATTCAAGGACCGTGCCGATTTGGCTGGTGGTGGCGATTTGGGCGCGACCCCACAGCAGCACCAAGGCATCGCGAACGTCGGTCACCCCCGTCATGTCGGGAGTGAAGTACGTGCCGTCGCTCAGAATGTCGTAGTCGTTGAAGGTGCCGGTGGCGCCAGAAACAACGGCAATCTTTGTCCAGTTGGCGCCAGTGCCTTGGCTGAGTACCCAGTCGCCCGCGGCCAGGGAGACGGTGGGGGCTGGCGTGGTGCCGGTACCAGCAGTGGTGGCAATCAGGTAGACGCCGTTGTTTTGTGGGTTGGGGGCCGTCAGCGATTGGCCGATGGTCAGGCCGGCCTCGGTGCCGTACTGGTTCAGGCTGACGACGAGGTTGGTTGAGGCGTTGTAGGTGCCGCCAAAACGCAGGTTGAGTTGGGTGGGTGAGCCATAGCCCACAAGCAGCCAGTAGCCGTTGGGGGTGGGGCTGACGGTGCCGATCCAGATGTAGGCGGAGCGGTCGGATGGGTTGACCCACCACTGGCCAGCGAACTCGGGGGTGGGGGCTGATTCGCTGACTTGGGCGATGCCGTAGTCGGCCAGTTGGGCTGCAGTAACGCTGTTGGCAGCCAGGAACTCACCAGTAAAGGTGCCGGTGGTTATTTTGCTGGCGTCCAGGCTGGGGACATCGGCAGCGGTCAGGTTTGCGCCAGTGCTGATATGGCCTTGGGCGTCAACCGTGACTTTGGTGTAAACGCCAGGGCTGACGATGTTGGTGTGATTGAGGACGCCGCCAGCGGCAACGGTCAGGCCGGTGCCGGGTTGGATGGCGCCGTTCGTACCCGCAGCTGCAACCGGGAGGTCAGCTGCGACAAGGGCACGGAAGCCAGGCGTGGTGGCCGAGCCAGTCGTTGGGCCGGCAAAAACGGTGTTGGCGTTTTGGTTTTCGAGGCCGGTGGTGATGGTGGCGACACCGGCTGCACTGACCGAGGCGCTGAATGTCAGCGGGGTGCCGTCGGTAAAGGCGAAGCTTTGGACGCCTGCCTGTTGTTGCCAGGCTGTGCCGTCCCAGACGTAGGTGAAGCCTGTGTTGGTGTTGAACCACTGCTGGCCTTCAAATTCACCGCTGCCGCTGGGGGCGTTGCCCGAAACAACGGTGCTGGAGTCGGCGGCCAATTTGGCGCCAGTGACGGAGGCAGTACCGAGTTCGTCGGTGGTGACTGCGCCAGTGGCGATTTTGGCGGTTGTTACCGCGTCGGTCGCGATGCTTGCGGCGAAACTGCCGCTGCCGCTGCCGGTGACATCACCAGTCAGGGTGATGGTCTGGTCGCCGGTGTTGGTGCCAGAGCTGGTGCCGCTGAAGGTGCCGCTGAAGGTGCCGTCTTGTGTGGCGAGCGTCCCAAGGCCGAGGGTGGTGCGTTGGGCGGCCGCGTCTGCGTCGTCCAGCAATGCGCGACCGGCGCTGGTGCAGGCGATTTCCTCTACGGCGCCGGCACCAGCAGAGGAGCGACCCAGCAGTTTGTCGGTGTCGGTAACATTTTGAATCTTGGCGTAAGTAACACCGCCATCGGCGACTTTTGCGGTAGTTACAGCAGAATCTGCGAGTGCTGTTGCATCGACTGCGCCAGCGGCTAGTTTGTCAACAGTAACGGCGTCGTCTGCGATCTTTGCCGTGGTAACGGCGTTGTTAATGATTTGGCCGGTGGCAACTGCATCAACTGCAATCTGGGTTGAAGTAATAGATGCGTCGGTTAGTTTTGCACCTGGAACGCTGCCGTCGGCCAGATTTAATTTGGCATAGGTAATTTGCGTATCAGCAATCTTAACTGCCGTTACAGCGCCATCACCGAGTTTAGTTTCGGTAACGGATTCAGAAGCCAGTTTGCCTTCAGTTACCGCTAAAGCAACAATGGAAGCTGTGTCAACTGCATCGTCCGCTAACTCCGCTGCACCAACCGCGTTGTCGGCAATAGCGTCAGCTGTGACAGAGCCGGATGCAAGCTGAGTTGCCGTTACTGCGGCGTCAGCAATCTTTGCCGTAGTGACTGAATCGTCAATTAGTTCATCTGTGCCAACACTACCGGCTGCCATTTGAGTGACAGCGATCGAATCGGTCGCAATCTTGGAAGCTGGGATGCTGCCGTCGGCCAGGTTTAACTTGCCGTAAGCAATGGTTGTATTAGCGATCTTGTCGTTGGTAACTGCGCCGGCACCGAGCTTGGTTTCGGTGACAGCGCCAGCAGCGAGCTTGGCGTCGGTTACGGCGAGGGCGGCGATGGCTGCAGTGTCAACTGCGTTGTCCGCTAGTTCCGCTGCGCCAACCGCGTTGTCGGCAATGGCTGCTGCATCGACAGCGCCAGCTTGAAATTTGCTGGAGGTGATGGTGCCGTCCGCAATCTTGGCTGCGGTAACGGCACTATCAGCGATGGCGGCCGTGCCGAGGCCAGCAGCATCGATTTTGGCTGTGGTGACTGCGTTGGCGGCAATCTTGCCGGTGGTGACCGCCAGGTCTTCGATGCCGGCGGTGGGGGCGATGACCTGCTGGAATACGCTGCCATCCCAGACACTTAGGTATTTGGTTGTGCTGCTGACGTGGCCGCGACCTTCAAAGTTGTCGGTGCTGGGGGCCGTGGGGCCGTAGTTGATGCTGGAGTCGTTAGCTAGTTTGGCGGCTGTGATCGCGTCATCAGCCAGCGCGGTGGTGCCGAGTTTGGTGGCGCTGCTTTGGTTAAGTTTGCTGAGGTCGATGCTGGAGTTGTCGGCCAGGGTTGCGCCAGCCTCGAACAGGTCTTTGGCGCGGACTTTTTTGGTCTCGCTGGCCGAGATGTCAACGATGGGCAGCACGTCCGTTGCTGCCACGTCAGCTTCGTTGAGCTGCGTAAGCTGGGTAATGCGCTGGTCGGCCAACTTACGGAGCCTCGCGAAACGACAATTCTTAGGCCAGTCTAGTCTGTGACTTCTGTTAGCAGGAAGTCCAGGTTCTGCTGCAGCCGCAGGCGGTCGGTGTCTTCCTTAAGGATGTAACCGGAAGGCTCACCGATTAGTAACTTGATTTCGCCAGTGGTAACAAAGTCAATCGCGCAGTTAATGGTTTGATCTGTGGCTACTTCAATTCCGGTGCGTGTGATTGCTGCTTGAAACTCGTAGTAAATATCTTGTGTTCCCGCATATACGTCGTTTTCCGTTAGCTGCAAATAACAGTCAAACTCGCTACCGATGTCGGTGCGATTGATGAGTTGCAGCATCAAAAGCGAGTTTTCAACTAGGCCGCTGTTGGTGGTATTAAAAATGCAATCGATGGAGCCGGAGCCGCTGATTAGGCCGGCTGAGTACATGCGCTGGAAGCGGTCGGACATCGTGGTTGTCACGAGCGCCTCGCGATCTGTATTGAAGGTGTAGCCCTTCACATCGCCAAGCACACGTTCCACTGATCCGTAGATCTGCACGGAAATGGGAAGTGCATCTCCAGTGAAAGCCTCTAGTGGGTACTCCACTGAACGGTCGTTGTTGATGGCGGCGCTAAACGTCTCGAATAAGCGGATACCACCGATAGCGTTGATGTTGCAGTAAGCAACAACCTCTTGCTGAGTATCTCCCCCGCCGTCAGGCCAAGTGGAGGCAGGCAAAAAGTCCAGACCGCGGGAATCGGTGGTACGAATTACAAGCTGGTCTCCTGTAAGAAGATTCTCAACCGAACCGTCAAAGCCGAAGCGGTTGAGGGTTGTATTTACGTCCGCAGGCAATACAGAACTGGTGAACGTACCAGCTGCCTTACGGCGCAGTTTGATTTTGCCGTATTGCCCTAGGAAGTAGGTCATGCGTCAACGAGTTCACGGAACGGCCCGTCAACAGTAAAGTTGATCGCTACGGACGACAATTCGCCAGTGGAGACCTGCATCGATGCGCTGGTGATGTAGGCGTTAAAGGCGATGTCGTCCTTGATGTCGGTGCCGACACCGGCGGTGGTTCCAACACGCAGGACGATACCAACTCGATCGGCTTCGGTCACACCAGCAACGCTGGTCTTCATGACTTTGCTGAGAAATTGGTCGAACTGCACACCGGGCTCGGTGCTAGTGGTACCTTCGCGGCGGTAGTACAAGACAGTGGCGCTGCCGGTAGAGCTGACAGCTCCAGGGGTGAAGGTCTTTACGGCGGTGTCAACCGTGGTGGTTTCCAGCAATTCCATGGTCGTTTCTAGGGACCAATCGCGGAGTTTCAATGCTTGCTGCGAGGAAGTCACCGACACACCGCCTGTGCCATCGGGGATCAGGTATAGCGCTCCCGTCCGCCCAGTGAAAAAAGCCATGGGTGCAATCCTTCAATGTGCCTATCCTAGCTGCGCACTGTAAATGCAGTGTCGCTGAAGTCTGCCAGCAGCGATTGCCCGTCTGTTGTACAGGGGTAGATAGTGGCGCGGACTGTGGTTTCGCCTTCCTCGTCCATTTGCACTTCGCTCACGCGGAAGACGCGCCTGGATGTTGCTTCCACACCCAACACAAACAGGAAACCTTCGTACGGCCGGAGGGCGTCGGATCGTCCGTTCGCGATCTGGACATTGGAGAGGTTCACTAAGCCCCGGTCACTGCGGTAAAGCTTGAAGTTGTAGGTGCCGTTGATGACGGTGTTGTCGAGGGGGGTGTTGAGCGTGCCATCGGTTGCGATGACGCCTGTGCGGATGGCGTCCCAGCTGTTTTGGCCGATATCCACGTAGATGTAGGCGCCAGGGGAGATGGGATCGGAGGTTGGGTAGGTCTTGAACTCGATGGCCTGGCGGATGTAGCGGCGGGTGTTGCAGATCAGCTTGCCGAACAGGATGGCCTGATCGAGGTTCGAGACGTAGGCCGATAGGTCGAAGGTCTGGCGGATCGCGTCGGCTTCGAGGGTGTCCTTGCGTTGGATGTCAACGGACCGTTTTTTGGCGAATACGGCGTCGGTCGGGACTTCGGTGTAAATGATGGTCGCGATCATGTCTTGGACGTTGGAGCCGTAGTCGAGAAACTCTTCCTTGTAGGAGTCCTCGAGGATGTTGCCCGTGTTGAAGATGGCGCTGACGTTCACCGTGCGGGTGATGGCGCCTGTTGTGGCGTCGTAGGGCACTGCAGGCACCAGTGTTTCACGACCGCCGATGCGGGCAAACTCCAAGAGGTTGAAGGGCGCGACTTCAACCCAGAACTCGCGCCAGCTGCGGGGGCTTGCAATCACGCAGTCCATGAACAGCTTGTTGCGGATGCAGAAGCGCTTGGTGATGGCGAGCTGGCGCACGTCAATACCGCTAGCTACGGCGTAGTTGCCGATGCCGTCTTCCTTGTCGAGAACCGTGTCGAGGAAAATGTCGGGTGCCAGGCTGCTGGCACCGTTTGGTGTTGCCGGGTAGTAGGAGTAATTGGTGCTGCCCCAGGGGCGGTTTTGTTCGTCAACGCCTGACGTGCGGATGCGTCGAACAGAGCGGCCTTGGGTGGCAAAAACACTGAAGGATCGTAGGTCTTGGATGGTCTTGCCGGAGTAGGCGTTGAAGCCGAACAAAGCAAGGTTTTGGTACAGCCGGCGAATGATTACGTTGCGGCTGTTGCGTTGGTCGTAATCCGTAAAGGGTTGGGCTAGTTGTTCCGTGACTGCCGTGATGGCAAACTCTGGGCCGTTGTCAAAAGAGAACTGGATCTGGGTGTCGGCGCTGTAATTGAACAGGTCCCATTCGTTGATGCCGGTTGGGTTATTGTTGTAAGGGGGGAAATTGCCGTTGGCGGCACTGATGACCCGGCCTACAAACTGGATGTTGGGTGTAGTGGCTTGGCCGCTGCGCAGCGCGTAAGGTGTTAGGGACTGTGTGACGGCAGCGCCGCTATTTTCAAGGTAGTAGAAGGTATTGTTTACGGCGGTCTCGGCTATGGGATCGCTGATGGGCTCTAGCTCAAAAGCCCAGTTGGTGGCGTTGCTGGGATTGGTGGTGCCGCTATTGAATTTGAAGAACACGAAGTTTTCGTTATCGGCTGCGCGGCGGAGTGCAAAGATTGCTGGGATGGTGACCCACTGGGTCTGTCCGACCTCGCGGTAGCGGACTTTGAACATGGCCACCCGCATCTTGATGCCGTTGTCGCTTACGGGGTAACCCGCACGGCGGCCGCTGCCGTATTCCTGCTGGCGGCCGCTAATGCGTTTGAACACCAGCGCTTTCAGGGCAAAGTCAACAATGTGGCAGGAGCTGAGGGTTTCGTACTGAGCAGCGGCGACACGTACCAGGGCTTTTGTGTAGAAAATGTCGTCTTGTTTGCCGGTGGCGTTTAACGCATCGTCAAGGACGCCATAGCGGCGGAGTAATGCGGCTTCGGCGTTTGATAAATCGCGCTTCTTTGTGTAGCCAGTTAGGACGCTGACAGTCCTGTACCAGTAGCTCAGGTTGGGGCCGCCGTACACGAAGTAGTATTGCCAGCCGTCGCCTGGAGGCTTGGGTGAGGTTGCCGGGCTGGTTTCGCGCTTGGATACGTAGCTCGCTGTGAATATTTCTTTGCTGTCGGCGAGTTCATAGGCAGATGTGATATTTTCGCGCTGGTCTTCGTTGAGCAGACTTAAAGCGGTTGGGCGAAGGCGGTTGTATTCTTCACGTTCTGCTGCCGTGATTGAGCCTGTCGTAGTTTCAATGTTTGCTGCTGCGTAGATGGCTGAGGGGCCGCGACCGGCCTCGATGCACTGAAGTTTGACTACAACACTGGCTTCATCGATGGAGGTGTTGGAGATCGAGATGACTTTGAAGCGGGCGGTGCCCAACTTGAAAATTCCAGCCGAATCAAAGACGCTGATCAAACTGCGACGGGCATCTTTTGCTTCGCGTGTTACGTCGGAATCACCTCCGTTTTCTTCGGTAGAGGCAAAGGTCAGACTTAGAACCTGATTGACGGTAATTTGCGGATTTGTGCCAGCGGTCCAGGTGAGGCCGGTGGCTGTAATGCCGAGGTTTGCGATGGCAATGTCGCCAACGGAGTTGCGTACATAAACTTCGACGTTCAGCGGGACTACCCCGTAAATGCCGAAGGTGTTGGAGGTTGTGGGGGAGTACGCCTGACTGAAGCCGTCAGTTCTTGTGTTTTCTGTGCTCGGCTGGATGCGATAGGGGTTGTCGGTGAGTTTGCCGTACGCGGTGGGGTCGGATGCTTCTGCGTCTTGTAGTTCGTGTTGGCGCTGCAGGAAACCGGTTCCTGTCGGATTGAAGTACATCCACAGGTTTTCCGTGATCAGATCGCGGACAGGCGTCTGGCCGAAGGCGCTTTTGTTTTGGTCGATGGCGGTGATGGCACCACCGCTCAGCATCAACAGCATCTGGATGAACTGACTGGAGCCGTAGCTGCGGACAGCGGACCAGAGCAGCGAGGCTGCGACGCGCACACCGCCGTTGGGGTTAGCGCCGGCGGTCGAACCGCGATTGGCGTAGACAAGGTTGACCGGATCGCCGTAGGTCGCCAGCTCTTGGGTTGAGTTGAAGCCGAAGCGTGGGGAAAATCGTTCGTCCCGTGACTGCGCTTGACCGCCGGCCTGGTCAGGTGCGCTAATGCTGGGGATTGATGGACGTGGCGCGAGGAGTGCCGATGCCACTTGGGCGACAATGCCAACGACCGTCAGCACAATTGGAACTAACAGTGGGCCGGCGACAGGCTTTCCTTCAAAATCGGGAAGCTCTTGTAGTGCCAAAAACTGCAGGTACTCCTCTTTGCTGACGCCAAGCGCTGCGATGAGGTCGTGCTCGTAGGGCAGCAGCTTGCGGGTCATCGGTCCATCCAGAAATAGTGGCCAATGCCTTCGGGCAGTTGGCTACGCACTACATTCTGGCTTGGGGCAATAAAAAGTACATCACCATCTAGTGCAGTGGCCAAGGCTGCCCCAGCTAAACCGGGCAGCAGTACAACCGCTCCGTGTCTGGGGGCGTTGATGCGTCTGCCGTGTTCCAGTAGCCAGCGCACGATCATGCGGCGGGGGAATGTCTCGTCCACGTAGCTGTCGTAGACCCAGGCGAACTTGTCGGTGTAGCTGGTTAGGCCCAAGCGCTGGCGGACCTCGCACACCAGCTGGAAACAGTCGGTTTTGCCGGATCCGTCGCTTGGAGCGTTGCCCCAGCCGTAGTGCAGACCGATTAGATCGTTCACTGCAGCACCACGTTGGAGTTCAGGGGCAGGGGACCGACAAGTTGACGGGTGACGCTACGGGCGGGGAAACCGGAAATTACGCTGTCGATTGCGGAGCGGAAGCGTAATTCAATCGTAGTTTCGCTCAAGCTGGCGCCAATTCCGACAAGGAACTCCTGCTGCGTGGCTCCGTTTGCGGCGATTGCGTTGGTGGCTGTCAGCCATACCGTTGTTAGCACTAGGCGGCTTAGGCGGTTGCCGTTGCCGGCGTCAAGCAAACGCAGGGCGAATTCCACGTTGGGGAACAGCACTTGCATGATGCTGTTGTCTCCGGTGTTGTTAGAGACGCTGCCTTCGGCGCGAAAGGGGGCGAAGTTGTAGCGCTGTCCTGCGTAGGTGTAGACCTCGTTTACGAAATAGTTCTGGTACAGATGGCGGGTGCCGTCTGTCGTGGTGAGATCAAAAAACTGGGCAATACGGATGTCGATGGCCATCAGGCGTCATCCGTCCGTGGATCTCGGATTTCGCCGGCAAGGGAGATTGCCACGTTGTAGACGCCGGGGCGGACGGACTCGACCTTTGGTGGTTCGGCGTATTCCCAGCGCAGGTTGCCGCGGGCTGCAGCGAGGCTGGTGACTTCGCCAGCAACGTCGCTGCTCATGCCAGCTGTGGTGTTGGCGGAGAGGCGAAAGCGCTTGTTTGCTGCGGTTTGGCTGTGGTAGTGATCCAGCAGGGTGTTGACCGCGGCGTCGGCGATGTTGGTGTACTGCAGGTCGAGTTTGGCGCCGTAGGGCGAGCTGCCGAAGGTGCGGCGAGCCAGTGCGCCAGACAGCGTGCGAAAGCTGCGTTGGGGGTAGACGGCAGGGGTGAAACTGCGTGAGGAGGGAGTTAGCGCAGGAAAATTAGCCATTAGAAACCAACTCTTCGGCGGGTGTTAGGCGATTGCTGGAGGCGGTCCAAGGTCATCGTCATGCCGCGTTGGGCGCCATCGCGAGCGGCTTGGCGGCGAGTGGCAGCCATGGCCAGCTCCAGTTGATCGCGGCTGACGTATTCCACACCGCCGATGCTGGTGGTCTCAAAACTCATATTAAGAACGGGACTTCCGCCCATTCCCGGGGCAGAACCCATGGCGGAACGGAGGTCATTGTTTGAAACCACAGAACCGCCGGTGCCAGGAACAAACAGTTCAGGGCCGCGTTCGCCGACGACGTAGGGCGAGCCGCCGGTGACGGGGCCGCCGTTGGCGCGGTAGCCAAAACCACGAGCCAAGAAAGACAAGATCCCTTGAGGATTACCGGCACCGCCACCTAATGCCCCTAAAGCTTGGGCAATGCCATACATCATCAACATTTTGCCGATCGTGGCAAGAAGGTCAGCTCCTAGACCTTTTAACGCTTCGCCAAGGCTTTGTGTGCCAGTGGTCGCAGCATCGATTGCCCCGGCAAAAGCTCCGGCAACGGTGCTCGATATGCTTTCAAATAAATCTTTTTCCATTTGAAGCTTGGCGTTTGCGGCTTCTTGTTCTTTGGTAAGCTTTCGGATTTCGGCAATTTTCAGACCAAGAGCCTGCCTATCTGCATCGGTTAGAACGATGCCAGCCTTCTTAAGTGTGTTCTCAATTTCCAGCAGTTGCAGCGCTTGCTTCTGGGCTTCTGTCACAGCGGCTGTTTTGATCATTTGCATGTCAAGGCCGGCTAGTGCCTCTGCAATTGCCTTTTGCTGCTGACGGTCTTGCTCCTGTGCTTTGCCCGTTTGCTCGGCGAGCAATGTATTGATCTCCAGCTCGAGCCCAAGCCTTTTTGTTTTGAGATCATTGGTAGTCTCATCAAAAGCTAAAGCTGCACGTACCTTGTCTTGCTCGGATGCGATAATTTCGGCTCGAACCTCGGCCCGCTTGGTCAGTGTTTCGTCGATAGCACCAATCTGGTATTTGATATTTAGCAGCTTCGATGAGTATTCGACCATTCGCTGTGCCTGCTGCGGATTCTCGCTTGCGGCGGCAGTGTTCATCATCTTTGCAGTAGCCGCAGACAACCTTGCCTGTTGCTCTTGCAGCCTGCGCCCGATATTGCCGCCGATTAGATCGTCAATGTTGAGCGCTTTGCTGGGTTTCTCTTTTTCAGCCAACAGTGCTGGTGTGGCTGAAGTGGCAGCGGCAGGCTTGGCTGGTTTGGACTGTTGGCGCAGACTGCCCAGCCTCTGCTCAAGTTTTTGAGCTTCTTTTTGTAGCTGCTGCAATTCATATTTCATGCCAGGTAATGCTGGCTGGCCGCCACCCATCACCTGCCCATCTATGCCCAAAACAGGGGCGCCAGCTTGCGTGCCAATTCCAGCAGCTTCTCCCGCCTTAATGGCTGCTTGAAGTTCTTTGATTCGAGCGCGTGTGTTGAATAATTGATCGTTGGCTTTTTTGTAATCGGGACCAGCTAATGCCTGATTGATTTTGTCTACCACCATCGTGGCAAAATCAAGAGTCTCTTTTAGCGCAGGCTTAAGTGTCTCGCCAATAGTTTTGGCGAGCGTCTCCACACCATCCGTAAGCGTGCTCCATTTGCCGGCCAACGTATCACTCTGCGCGATGGCGCCATCTGCATATTTGCCGCCTGCGTTAGTCAGTCGAATAACCGCAACCTCAACCGCCTCGGCTCCAATGCGGCCTTTCTCTAGCGCTTTCTGGAATTCCTCACCAGAAAGCCCATACATCTTGCGCAGTTCTTCCTGCAGCGCCACGCCGCGCTCTTGGAACTGCAGCAGTTCCTCGCCTTGCAGCCTGCCCTTGGCCTGCACTTGGCCGTAGGCAGTAACCAAGCCTTGTAGTTCGGCACCGGTAGCGCCGCTAACATCAGCCAGTCGCCTAGTAGTTTCTACAACTTTCTCTGTTTCAACGCCAAACGCTTGCAATCGTTTAGCGGAATCAATTAGCTCGGTGCTGGTGAATGGCGTTACAGCACCAAGCTGCTGCAGCTCTTTGATAATCTGTCCGGCTTTTTCTGCACTGCCAGTTAGTACCTCAAGACTGCGGGTTTGGCTTTCTAATTCAGCCGTCTTGGCAAATACAAACTTGAATGCTTGCAGCGCCCCAAAAGCAACCGCAAGCTTGCCGGCGGCGGCGGCAACACCATTGAACGCCTTTTCTGTCGCGCCTGCCTGCGCCTGCACTTCACGCAGTTTGCTGACAGCATTGCGGCTGTCAACGTTAATCGCGACATTAGCGACGACAGACACAGCGCTACCCTACCGCCTTTGCTTCATTCTACGCTCTTGCTCCTCGTTTTGAAGCTCAAAGTAGCTGCTCCAAATCAACAGCTCCTCTAGCGTCACTTCTTGATTGAGCTTAGCCAAGCTATAACCAAGTTCCTTTGCAACGCCAAGTTGCAGCAGCAGCAGGTTGTCTTTACTTAACTCCTTCTTTAATGCTTTTCATGTCCAGTTGCTCTGCATCTTCTGGATTGGTGATGATTGCAAGCATCATACCTTGCAGATCAGCGTCTAGCACTTCTTCCTTAAGTTCGGCAATTTCGCCAGCTGCAAACAAGCGCTTGCCGGTGTCGTCCATTGCCTTGGTAACCAGCAAGTTCAATGCAAAGCCGTTGGTATTGCTGCCACCAGGCATGTTCTCTGCGCGCTCGCGTTCGGCCATGGTCAATGGCGCGGAGTAAAACTCAAACACACTGCCATCGGTTAGCGTTACAACCCGCTTGGTTGGCGTCAGGTTGGCTGCTTTTTTGAGGCGTGCAAGCGCGGATGCCATAAAAATTGGTGAGTTAGGTGTACTCTAAGCACAAAAAAGCCCCAGCGCAAGCCGGGGCCATTTTGCTATCAGGCACTGGTGCTGAAATCAAACGTTGGCACGCCAGCTGGACGGAAGGTAATCTCCACCTGCTGGGCATCGTCAGGGTTGACATTCAGGCTGGCTGAGATCAGCACTGCATCCATGGCAATACTGCGGCTTAGCGCCTCAGTCCCCTGCTTGTCGGTGTACAGCTTGAATGCGCAGCCCACCTGCTGACGCTGCAGCACGTCTTCCACCATGCGGTTAGACAGGGCGGCATCTTCGTTGGTCACGTAGACGGTAGCAGTGCCATTGCCATCGGCAAAACCAGGGATGTAAGCGCGGAAGGGTGCGTACTGCCCAGCGGTCTGGCCGATGGTTGTGACATCGATCTCGCTACGGCTGATCTCAAAAGACCAAGACTGCACTTGCCCAACGGCAGCAAAATCGGCGTAGTACACCTCAAATTCGTTGGGTGCTACTGCTGTCCCGTCGTCGGTGATGGCCAAGATGGTACCACCAGCAGCAGTAGAAACTGTCAGCGCGCCAGTAGCAGCTGTGTAGGACAGCACGTAGTAGGTGGTAGCTGCATCAATGGGAGCCGGCAGCGTGCCAGAGCCGGAGCCGCCTGTCTGGCTGTTGATGACGCGGAACTTGACAGGATCACCGGCCTTGAAGTTCAGGTACGGCTGAACGGTGATGACATCAGTGCTGGCATTGACGCCGGATTCGGGAAAGTTGCCGTTAGTACCGGCAGGTTTGTAGTAAAGGGCGCCGGACGTACCGGACAGAACAGTAACAGCCATGTTGTGAACGGTAGTGGCTGCGCTCAGTCTAAATAGGCTTCAAATGTTGCGGTTAGCTGCGTTTGGTAGTAAGGCTGCGGCGCAGCAGGCGTTACCTGCGCTGGACCAGATATTGGGTCAAAAATAATGCTGCTAAATTTGGCGCGATCAAACAAATCTTTAACGCGCTCGGCAATGGTGAAGTTAGCGGCAGTGCCTACGCCGATAGGGGTAAAAATGTTGACGGTTAGCACGCCATTGTGCCGGTTAAAACCTGCGCTACCAGTCGGCAGCAGCGTGGCATAAGCGTTGTCGCCAAAGCGGATAAATGCCTGCAACCACGGTGCATTATTTGGCGGCGTAAATGGCACGTTCTGGTAACTCACCGGATATGCCGGTGCAATTGCCATCTGCGTAGCAATGCGCCCTTCAATGGCAGCACGGACATCATTGATGGTACTGCTCATGATTCCCTGCCGATGCGATCTGCCGCAATTCTGACTCGGCCTTGCACGTCCTTGGCAATGCCTTGAATCCAGCCGGCTTGCCCACCAAGTGCTCCGCTGGTTTGCCTGCTACTGCCATTGGCTAGCGACTCCGCATATGGCAGGTTGTTGTGGACTGAGTAAACGTTGCCAACTGTTTCTTGGCTGTAACCAATGCGCGCTAATGGTGGTGCGCTGCCGTAGCTGCCAGGTGCTGCAACGCCTCCCGGTGCTGCATTCTCGCCTACCTGCCAGCTAGCACGAAAGCGGCCGGTATCGACGGGGCTGGCTTGCTTGAGCAGGCTGTCAGTTTCCAGCACCGATGCACGCAGCAACTTCTCCATTTGCCGCTCTGCGTAATCACCGATATCGCCAACCCGTATGGTGCGTGCCATTAGTCCCTCAGGATTAACTCATAGGTGATGGCGGTATTGTCCTGCTCAATAGTCCGCACCTCAATCACCTGCAGCGCACGACCCGCAATGATGACGCGATCAGCGGTAGTTGGTGCGTTGGCCAAATCAGCTGCGGCAACCATTAACCGCTTGTCGCCAGCTTGAATGAGGTCGTTCACCTCACGCAGGCTGACATCTTCCAGCACGCCACGCACTGTGGTATCTGCAGTGGTCTCAGCAGCAGTGCCAGTTGTTGGGTTGTAGCTGCCCATCGTGACGCGGCGGATGGTTGCCTCACCGCCAAACCGCGCCATTAGCTTGCTGGCAACCTTGCGTAGCGGGTTAGCTAAAGACATCAGGCCACCTGCACTGCAGTCAGGATAATGCCAGGGATAGATGGATGCGCCGGCCCCGATGGCGACGATGGCAATGATTGGATGCTAGCGGCTACATTTGTGGTAGACCAAATTAACTCTAGATAGTCGTTAGCGGCAAGTTTTAAGACGTAATTGACGCAACCAATAACGTGACCATCAACGCTGCCATGCCTAGAAATAATACTGAATTTGCTATCTGACGCAGGTATGTCCCCGCTGGTGCCGCTGTCATTCTTGCGTAGCCAGATGTTGATGTCGTGAATCGATGTGCTGGTATTTACAAATTGGACCGAATAAATGATGCTGTAAACACCACTGCGGGAAAACGTAACGCGCGAACCGTTGGCAATGCTGATGCCTTGGCTGTCTGGATCTGTTGAGCCAATGGCAACTGAGTATGCCGTATTGGCTGCTGCGGCAATTTGCTGTGTTGTGTCATAAAACGACCCCCACAGCAATTGATTGCGGACGGTATCAAGCTGACTGGTAAACGGATTTAACTTAAATGCCACAAGTCAACTCCGCACAACGGTCAGCATGTTGTTGTTGGTGTCGTAGGTCATTGTTAAAACAGCAACGACTTTGCCGCTAGTGCCGCCGCGCTTGTACGTTGCAGTCAGCAAATTGTTGCTGGCATCGTAAGTGTTAACAATGCAGTCATGCGTTGGGATGTCAAGCCCTTGCCTAGGGAATGCATCGCCGCCGCCAGGAAGAACGTATGCCATCACACTTTGTAAGCAACGACTTTGCCGGAGGCAAGAGTAACACTGGTAAACACACCAGAGACCGAATCGCCCGCCTTGAGCGGCACTGATGCAAACGTATTGCCAGTTTGGTTCTCGATCACAGCGCTGGCGATTACTGCATCAGCCACAGCGTAGATCTGCCAGAAGCGGCCGGTATGTGCAGCAGTATCGTCGATGTACTCAAAGCCGATGCTGTAAGACCGATCCATGGTCAGCTCCGTTTGATCGCAACGTTACCTGGTCCACTGATTCTAAGCCCTGTCAAATAGCGCTCCATGATCGGCGGTACCTTGTCTACGCCGACAGCGCCATAGCCAAGGTTAGGCGTCACATCCAGACTGCCGATTTTGACGTTTTTGTAGTCTTCCAGCCCGCTAAGGCCAAGGCCGTCTGGGTTGTTGTTAAGGTAAACGGCCAGCACCACCTGCGCGCGCTTAATTTGATCTGGGATTTCGTTGTCGGCGAAGTAGTCGGTGGTAATGCGAAACGGAAATCCAACCGCGTAGGTATTGATATAGGTATCGGGCTTGCGAACACCAGTTCGCGGCCATTGCATTGACTGGGTATCAGTAGAGCGAGCACCAAGAAAGCGTTCACGATCTAATCTTTGCGCAGCGGAATACAGCGCACGGTTTTTGTTATCCGTGGTTGCGGCAGCCCATGCCGTTGCATCAGCATCTAGCACCATGCCATCAATGATGGACTGCGCATCAGCCAATGTCAGGTATGAGTTTGCGTCTGCCGCGTTTGGTGTTGCGATGATCGTGATTGCCATCGTCAGGCTCCGTTACATCTAGTGTAGGCATTGGCTCTGCAATAGAAAATGAGGCCACCTCCAAAGAGGCAGCCTCACGATCACGCAGTCGCCGGAAAGCGAACAATCCCATTAGACGCGCTTGAGCAGCACGGTCAGGATCACGCCAGCCAAGGCGGTGGTGGTGCCTGTCACGTCAAGTGCCAACCGGTTGCCGGCATCCAGCACTAGGTTGCCATTGGTGGCGGTCAGGGCAGGAGCCTGCTCGGTCAGGGCAGTGCCCTTGAGGTCGAGTTTGGTATCGCCGAGGAGGTCATCACCGGCGGTAGCAGCTTCAGTGCCTTGGCAGCGACGGATGGTACCGGTAACGGCGCTACCATCGGTGCCAGCAACTGTGTGGATCTCACGCACTGCCACCACTTCGCACTTCACCGGAGCGGTGAAGAACTGCACGTCAGCCACCGAGGAGGCAATGACGTGAGTAGCAATGATGTACTGCTCAGTGCTGACTTCAAACTGGGAAGGTTGAGCCATGGTTGGTTACCTCAGAAGTTAGAAGTGACGGTGCCACGGACGATACCAAGGTTCTTGGTTTCGTACACCTTAGTCCAGTTGCCAACGGTGGCAAGCTGAGCTTGGGTTGGGTTGGGGGTCGTGACGGCCCACTTAGCGCCCACAGGGTGGTAGCAGTAGTGCAGGTCGATGGACATGGCATCGCTCTTGGCGAGGATGTCACGGTCAGTTTCGGTCTGCATCGCCATTTGCTCACCGCTGGCGATAGCGCCTTGGGTGAAGAAATAGACGGGGTAGTTGGTGCTGGTAGGCGCCAGGTCGTCAGAGACGATCACGCGCAGACCCATGTAGGTAGGCACGGAGTTGTCGCCACCGTAGGCACCAGCGATGCTGCCTGCAAACACAGGAGCAATGCCGGTGGTAGCCACAGTGCCGCCACCGCGTGCTTCGGTGTTGGTCACGTAGTCAATGGCCTTACGCTCTACGAGGTCGTAGTAGACCGCAGAGTGCATGGCAACAGCAGTCAGCTTGTCGCCTTGATCACCCAGCAGCGCACGAGCCTTAGCCACCTGACGGGGACCAAGTGCGGTCATGCCGCTCAGGTCAAACGACAGCGGAGCAAAAGCAGCGCCGGAGTTGGAGGTAAGACCGCCAAACACGCCTTCCAGCACCTTGATCAGGTCTTTCTGGCGCTGGTTGGCCACATAGGAAGCAACCTTGGCGCCGATGGCAGCCATGGGGTCAGCGCCAGCAGCGAGGGCCGCAAGGTCACGGGCCTCAAAGGCGCGGCCACGGTGCAGGATCACGCCCACTTGCTTGTCAGCGGTGATCTTGCCAGGCGTCAGCGAGGTGCTGTCAGTCAGCACTTCAAAATCGCCAGACAGGTTGGCCTTCCAGAAGGGGACGTTGATGTAGTCACCACCCTCGGTAGCGTTCAGCTCAGCCATGGGCTGCACCACACCGGATGCCAGGAAGGCATCACGCAGGGTGGTTTGCTCAATGACGTAAGGCGTGAAAATCTCGGGGATGATGACATCAGAGCGAAGAGTCGCCATGATGAAACCTCAGGGGAATGGTTGATTGCGGGCGCAGCCCTTGGATGCCCAGCGCAGCCGGTTGCAAATATATTAACGTCCTGCTGCAGCTTTCAATCGGTTGTACATATCACGGTCGGTACGGAACAGACGTGATTGCTCGGTCAGATTGAATGCTTCAGGCAGGAACGGGTTTTTGATGCCCAAGGTGGCGTCACCATTGCTGCGGCCAGATGGTGCGCCGCTGCCTTGGGGCTTGGGTTGCTTTTGCATCCAAGCCGGCAGCGTCTTGGCCCATTCGCTGACGGGCGTGCGCTGGTAGCCATCAACGACGACAACTGTGCCATCAGGATCGCGCTCAATCTGATCGCTACTCAGCTTGGTTTTAAGCACCATGTCTGGATCATGCACGATATCCGCCAATGCGGTCACGGCTGGTGTGACCAGCTCCAGCTCACGCACACGGGACTCAAGCTCTGCGATGCGCTGGTCCTTTTGCGCCGTCGCCTCACGGTACTGCTGCTCCAAAGCTTGCCTTGCCTCGGAGTATTTTCCTTGTTGCTCAAGTTCGGCTTGTTCGGCTTTGCGCTTGAAATCAAGCAGCTCGTCGATGTTGACGCCATCGGGTAGCTTCGGTGATTTCTTTGCTGACCGCAACTCGGCAATCAACTCTTGATTCTTGCGTTCCAGTGCTTCAACGCTACGTTGCAGCGCTTCAGTGTCACCAGTTGCCGCAGGCTCCTGGATCTGGTTTTCGTCGGACATGCGTATCCCGCAGGGATAGAGTGCGCTCCTACTTTACGCCTTTGCGCTTGCGTTTCTTGGCAGTCTTAGCTGCAGCCTTAAATGCAGCAGCAGATGGCCTGCCCTCTTCACCCTTGCGTGCCATGCGTTCGTTGCTGCCACGCTCAATGCGCTCGCGCTTGGCATTGATGTTGGCGTAAAGCCCAGGTTTCTTGGCCATCACTTACGCTTCCTTGCTTTTCCGGCTTTTGACAGCGCGATTGCCACGGCTTGCTTTTGCGGTTTGCCCTTTTTCATCTCGGTCTTGATGTTGGCTGATACTGCAGCCTGTGACTTGCCCTTCTTTAACGGCATTGCGCCACTCAGTTACTGATGCAAGCTTAGCCATGTCGGGCAATGCCCAGTACTGGCTGCCGTCATCACGTTGGCATAGCACTGCAGCAATCCATTTGCCGTCAACGCAGGCTTCAACAGGATCACTGACGATCAGGCCATTTTGGAAATGCCTAAGGATTGGCAGGTCCATATCGTTTGCGTAGCTGCTCTAAGGTTACCTCTGAGCCATCGTCGCGGACTAGCTTTGCAATCGCATCGCGTGGGCCGTATTTATTGGCAAGCCGGTTGAAGTACGGCACCTTTTCTGGTCCTAATGCCTCAGCCTGCACGCTGCGTGGTTGCTTGGCTAGCCATTCGCCATAGCTTTGATTGATTGGCACTTGGCCATCCTTGCTAGCGCGTGTTGCGGTAGTGGACGGTGGCAAGATGTCGGAATCAATGATGGGCACTGTAGTTGAGCGGCAATTGAAATGCTGCGGTGGCATTGGCCCTTTG